AGCGGGGCCAACCTGAGCGGGGCCTACCTGAGCAGGGCCAAAACCAAAGAAACCTATTTTGAGCCACAATCAAAATACCATGTTATGCACCGTGAAGACGGTATGGTAAAAATCGGGTGCAAAGAAAAAACCATTCCTGAATGGGATGAGTGGTTCGCTGGAACCGATGAATACGAAACCAAGCGCGGCGCGTATGATTTTAAGCGCATCCGAGCGCACTATCTGTCCGTCCGCGCATACGTCATGGCAATGAAGGAGTAACCATGGAATCAAAATCAGAAATGCTCGCCCGCCACGCGCGGGAGATTGAGCAGTCGAAAGAACGACATGCGCGGGAACTGGCGGAGATGGAATCCCGGTGGTGGGAGGAGTGGTTTACGGAAGATCCATGTCAAAAGTGGGAATCAATACGACTTGAAGAACGGAGATGGCGCGAATGGTTCAAAACCGTCCTCCCCACCATCATCCGCAAGCGCGAGAAGATCGGGGTGACGGTGTGTCTCGGAGAAAATAGCGGGGAATATTACATTGTATTTTCGGGAGTGATGGAATACGTCAAAAGTGAAATTGGAGAAAAACTCGCTGGCCGCACCCTCGCCCCTGGTGAGAAGGTGGAGATTTAGCCATGAAAGCACTTGGAACAATACTTGGAATGTCTGGCGCTATGTATGCCAACTCAGGCAGAGAGGACAGCATGTGGCCGACTATCAGGATATCCGGTCAGGGCGCAACCAAGGGCGATAAAAAGAGAAGGAGAGAAAAGAAAAGGAAAAAACTTGAACGGAGAAAAAATAGGCGCAAGGGGTGAACATGGGTAAACAGAAGTCGATGGGGCAGGAGAATTTCTGCGCCGGGATAAGATCTTCAGGTCACTGGAATGGTTACCCGTGCGGCGCAACGCCAACGCATTATTATCGCGGGAACTGGTATTGCAAAAATCATCATCCATATCTGGAAATCGCCGAACACGAACGCCGCAAACGCGCCACGGGGAGGGAGTGATGAGCGCAGGTGATGATGCCCGTATACATTCAACGCTCCATGGTCTATCAATGGATGAGCGAAGAACTCTAATAAAATTAGGCGAATTGTTGGATATGTATGAGAAATCATTGGGCGAAATAAAAACAATCCGCGCCGAACTCTCCGCGCTTAACGGGAGGCGGTGTGACTTATGTATGCATGGATCGGAATTATTCAAAGGATCCGAAACAACTGAATGCAATATAATCCGTGGCGATGGGAATAATGGTCAATGTTTCGAGCGGGATTTTTATTGCAAATCCTGGGAGCCAAAATGTCCTCCGCCGACCTAATCCCCATCCTCTGGTTCTTCATCCCCGCAGCGCCCATGGTCTACCGCATAATTTCGAGTGGTCAATCAAGAAGAACTAATCGAATGCAAAAACGGGTTAGATAAAATGAAATTCAATAATCCAAAATGGATAGAATGCCCAATGCATTACGATAAAATAATCCCATTCCATACTGTCCTTGACAAAGGGATGAATCTTTTTGATCGCGGGCTTATCCCTGAAGAAAAATGGGCGGTATATACGACTTACCATGATGGGAGACCGCCGAGTTTCAAGGTGAACGCACGTTCTAAAATAGTAATGGAATGGATGCACAAAGTTCGCAAAGAATTAAAATCTTTCCCTTATGGGCCTGAAACTAAAAGTTGTAATTTCCCTCCCCATGGTCTATCATAATCCCCCGAGGCCCTAAATGATCGATTTCAAAACCGCCGCCGATATCGGACTCTGGCATATTACTGAATGGCTCCCGAACGGGAAGAAGGTAGGCCATGAATGGAAATGCCTAAACCCCAAGCGGGACGATAAAACCATCGGCTCTTTCTCTGTGAACCTAAACACGGGGGAATGGGCGGATTTTGCCACGGGGGACAAGGGTGGAGATACCGTATCGCTTTATGCCTACCTAAACGGCGTAACCCAGGCCGAAGCGGCCCAGGCGATACTTGGGGAGAATCCGAAGGCCCAGGCCCCCGCGCCGAAGCCCAAGGAAGCAGAATGGGAGCCCATCTATCCCGTGCCAGCATCGGCCGGAAAACTCCCGAAACTCACCCATTTCAAATACGGCGAGCCGGTCGCACATTGGGTCTATCGAGATTCCGAAGGGAAACCCATGTTTATCATCGCCCGTTACAAGCGGGAGGATGGCGGGAAGGAAATTGTCCCATGGTCGTATTGCCACAAGGCCGGAAAATACGAATGGAGACAGAAAAACCACCCAGGCCCACGCCCGCTTTATAACCTACAGGAACTTTCAAGCGATCCAAAAAAACCGGTTTTGATTGTCGAGGGAGAGGGGTGCGCCGAGACCGCCCGCTCTGTTCTCGAGGGAAAATTAATTGCCACCACTTGGCCCGGAGGATCCAACGCCGCGAAAAAAGCCAATTGGTCGATCCTCACTGGCCGAGATGTTTTCATCTGGCCGGACATGGACAAAAAACCGAACCTGTCAGACTCGAAGCAACCCGGCATGATGGCCGCTCTCGATATTTTTAACGAAATCAAAGAAGACACGAAATCAGTAAAAATCCTTCGCCCACCTTCGGACGTTACGGACGGATGGGACATTACGGACGCCGTGCGCGATGGGTGGACCCTCTCCGAAGTGATGGATTTAATCGGTCCTCTTCCGGGGGAATCGTCCGATGTATCACCCGATTCTACCTCCCGCGCTCCGTTTCGCGCCCTTGGACACGATCACGGAACCTATTATTTTCTATCCGGGCGCACGAAAGATATCATCGCTATTTCATCGAACCAGATGAAGAAAAATCAATTTCTCTCTCTGGCCCCTCTCTCATATTGGGAAGTCGAGTATCCCGGGAAGCAAGGCCCCGAGTGGGATATGGTGGTAGACGCCCTCATTCATCAATGCCAGATGGCAGGGAAATACAATCAGGACAAAATCAGGGGACGCGGTGCATGGCTTGACGAAGGGGAAATTATTCTCCACCTGGGGGACCGCATCGTGTCCAAGGGCAAGGAAGTGGAACTCCAAGACTTCAAATCCAAATGGATTTACGAAATCAGGCCGAGTATGAACATGCCGAAGACCTCTCCCGCGAAGACCGAGGACACGAAGAAAATCCTAGAATCCTTCGCCATGCTTAATTGGGAGCGCCCCATCGATGCCTACCTTGCTGCGGGATGGTGTGTCGTGGCCCCCATCTGTGGGGCGCTAGAATGGAGGCCCCATACATGGATAACGGGCCCTGCCGGATCCGGGAAATCCTGGGTGATGGACCGGATGGTGCGCCCACTTCTCGGGAATACGTCTATCTATACACTTGGGAAATCCACCGAGGCCGGAATCAGGCAAAAATTATCAAATGACGCTATTCCCGTGGTGATCGATGAGGCGGAAAGCGATGACAAGGGACAGGCCGAGCATATCCAGCATATCCTCACGCTCATGCGCCAAGCATCGAGCGGGTCCGAGAATGGCGATACCACGATCCTAAAGGGAACCGTATCCGGTCGGCAACTGCAATTTACGATTAGGTCATGCTTCATGCTATCCAGTATCGGCGTTGGGGTCCAGCATCGCGCCGACGAAACGCGGGTTTCCGTGGTATCGCTCAAGGTGGACACGCGGGATGATTCCAGGGAGAGATTCAAGGCCCTGCAACTGAAAGTAGATAGCATTTTCAAAACGAAATTCATGGAAGCAGCACGGGCTAGAACCGTGGAACTCATTCCAATCATCCGGGCGAATACCAAGGTTTTTTCCGAAGCGGCCGCGTCGCTACTCAAAAATCAGCGCCTCGGGGATCAAATTGGGGCGCTACTGGCCGGGGCTTACTCGCTGGCATCGTCCAAGGAAATCACGCGAGAAATTGCCGACAAATTCCTAGAGGGTATCGATTTTAGGGAAGAGGAAGAGCGCAGCAGCGTAACCGATGAGGATACGTGTCTTCAGACCATCATTCAGTCGCAACTGCGGATTGTTTCCGAAGGCAAACAGGTTGACGTAACCGTGGGCGAACTCATCCAGCGCGTGGCCGTGGAGAATCCGCAAGATGAGAGGGTCATTTCAAGTCAAAATGAAGCCGAGTTATATTTGAAGCGCAACGGGATCCGCTACATTATCGAAACCAAAGATGTTGTTTTCGCATCGGCGCATGATGGGATTAGGGCGATGCTACGAAACACGGCATGGCCTAGCAACTACTCGCGTATGCTAAAGCGGATAAACGGATCGAAGAACGCAGGGCAGGTGAGGTTTACGGCGGGGGTAAGGCAATATGCGGTATCGATTCCGATTAAAATAGTTTTGAAGACGGAAGCGGATGGATAAAAATATGTTGAAAAATGGAGACCCAGAGGATAAAATCCCCAGGGGGAACGATGGGAAAATTAAAAAACTTCATCAGATTAAAAAACTTCGTCCGCCTTGCCATTTGTTTTATCGCTCTCCCGTGCTTTTTGGGATCCTCCGCTTCAACGGTCGCCTTCCTGCGAGGAGAGGTATCCGTGGATATTTTGCTAGACTCTTTGATCTGGCCGGAATCGAAAGGTGAGCAATGGGCGGTTAGTTACAAGGGCCCGCAGCATGGCCGAGGCTATTTCATGGTCTCGGAGATCATGTATACGCAATATAAATGGTTCCATCCCGATGTTTGGTTTGTAAGGCAGAACCTTGGGCCCGAGGCGTTATTTAATTCAAACGTAGGCCGAGAGGTTGCAAGATATGCCATCGTTTGGCTTTCGGATTATTACAATTCGAAGGGCAAGGGACTTTATTACGTTATAACGGCATACAATTGCGGGATAAGTAATACCGACGCCGGGATGAGGTCCGACAAATATTATTCGGAAGTCATGGACGAAGTTAGGAAACGTCTATGATTATCCTGAAAATATTTGCATTCCTTGTGGGCGCACTGTTTGCCATCGTCGCCGTTACTCTCCGCAAATCTTAAGCATCATTTCCGCCGCCGACTCGAAACTGATATTTACAGCGCCATTTCGAACCTTCGAAATATACGCATGGTTCATGCCGATGATTCGGGCGGATTCACGTGTGCCGATGGACTCGATTTTTTTGCGGAGATTGTGTTTTAGTAATTCAGTTTGGGATATTAGACGGAGGATTTGGAGTTTGGTCATGTGGATTCCTTTTCAGATTCCATAATTGCTTCAAAGATCATTTGAGCGATTTGAGGGACAATTGCATTTCCGAGCCCTTTAAGTCTGCCCACCTTGGTGGATACCCCATCAACCACTCGACGAACAGCGGGTTGAGGCATAGCCCGGCCGTCTCTCCAGCCTGCATGATTACAGACGGCAACTCGCTCAGATTTATCTGAGACGGTGGAAAGGTTTCGTTTTTGTAGTCGTGTGCCGTTGGGGTTGGGAATGTTTTCGGGTATATGTCCTCTGCTTCCAATGAAATCTGCTTCCCGATTCGCCTCCTTCGCTCCACCGACGACTTCGTCGCTCTTGTTTTTGAGTCTGACGCTCCAGGAGTCGGCCACATCTTCGCTGCTCCCGCCAGGTTGATGCCGTGATGACCCGCCTTTACTTGAGGCGAATTGTGGTTCGCTCCTCCGCTTACCATGTTGCAAGTGGGGGTAGGCCACATCTTCACCGCGTCTGCCAATGCCGTTGTCACGGGCTTCCCTGTTTTCTTTGAGTGTGGCTTCTTTTGGCCGTCCCACGGTGTCCCGTCCGAGTTCACCAATTCCCCGCTTTGCGTGGTTTTGTTCGCCTGAGGGGTAGGCCACAATCCAGATTCTCTCCCTTCGGTGCGGGGCTCCTCCTTCGGGCGTGATATTGTCGGAAGCGCGAATATCGATCCATTCCGCATCATACCCAATTTCGGTAAGCGACCCGAGAACTCTATCGAGACCCCGTCCAACGAGAGCCCCAACGTTCTCCATGATTGCGTAGCGAGGTCGTAACTCGCTAATGAGTCGCGCATACTCAAACCATAGGCCAGATCGCGAACCGTCCAGCCCAGCGCCTTTGCCAGCCGTGCTAATATCTTGGCAGGGGAAACCGCCAGTGATGATCCATTCGCCATGAGGTAAATCCTTACCGTTTATTTTTGCAATGTCTCCGAGAGCGATAGCGTCAGGGAACCGTAACTTGTAGAGTTCGCTGGGATACTTCTCGATCTCGCTGAAATAGTGGTTCTCGCACCGGAATCCAGACCAGTATGCGCCAAGGGCGAAACCGCCAATGCCTGAGAAGAGGTCTAGGTAATTAAGCATTACAGAAAAAACTTTTGCGCGATTAGGACGCAGAAGAAAGAGAAGAAATACACATGGTCCGAACTTACTGCGCTTTCTCTGAAAATTGCAGCCGCCACCCTAGGCCCATATGACGTAACACCGAACACTCCGACGAGCGCGAGGATGGATTGGAATAGATGCATGATGGGCTCCTGGGTTATTTGAACGGGTTGGGGATGGTGGCGCTCATAACGGGGATCCCCTTGCGGGAGAGAATGGCGAGGGTTTGTTTACTGAAGTCTTTCATGGCGGGCCTCCGTTTTCTTTATGCTTAAGTATAGATCACGTTTCCTGTTTTGTCAACACCCCATGAGAAAAAAATTATGCCCACGGAGGGCCAGAAAATGGGCTTTTAGCATCCCGGGGAGTCGATTTATAGGCCCGCAGGGCGCGCCAGGAGGGCCGTAGAGGGGCCCTCCTGGCTGTTTTTGGCTATTCCACTTCGCTCCTGGCAAACTTCTTAAGGAATGGGATTTGTTCGTTTTTTTCCATAGACAGGAACCCATTTATAAGGCACCTAAGCACCTTTGCCCTCCCAAGGTCGTGCTCTCTACAAAACCCCACGAATTCTGACCATTGCGACTCATCAAGGTTTACTGTGATGTTCGCGTTCTTTTTCAGCGTTGACATAATAACTCCTATTTGAATTATAGGTAATAATAAACATGTTGTCAATATAAAATAATAACAGTCTGTCTTGTTTTTGTCTTGTCTTTGTCTTGTCTTTGACCCGGCATGTGGTCCGACCACCTTCCCGAGCCGGGACAAGACAAACGAGCCATCTAAAAACCCGATTTAGAATCCGTCTAAAACATTAATTTTTGTCTTGTTTTTGGGGTTTTTTTGAGAAAAACAAGACAAAAATTTTCAAAATAAGACAGCAAATAAGACACGTGTAAACGTTTACATATCAATAATAACAATAACAAACAGTACATATAAATGTTTGTACTGGAAATTGTCTTAAAATCTTTTACCAAGTTCTTTAGGGGGTGGGTCGCCTTTGTTTAGTGGTGAACAAACTTTTACCTCCTAACCCACTCGTATAGTATTATCCACCCCAAAAAAGACAAGACAAAAGACAAAAAATAAGACAGCGCGAAAAGCACGGTTTTTACCGCGTTTTTTTAACGATTTTCACCATCTGCTATCAAAATCGAAGCAGAATTTTTGTCTTACTTTTGGCAAAATCAAACGGGAGCCTATAAAACAAGGGGTTTTTCGAATATTTTAGAGAGATTCTAAACGGGTTACCTAAGTAACTTCGAGAAAATCGATTTTAAGGCCATGCCATTGTCTAGGATGGGCCCAAGGTCATCCATTGCCCATTGCGTGCGTCTGTGGGCATCCTGGATCAAAACAAGGCCCATTGCCATACCTGCGGGATGGGGCTATAATACTTCCACGCCCCGGTTGCCTCGCCGGAGCGCACGGCCCGGGTTGAGCCGACGCCGCCGAACGGCGGTAGCACAATTCAGGTTCCCCGGGCCGTAAACAAGTCAATTATGAAAAACATTTTAGTGTCCATGGCATTCGGTCAGAAGTCGAGGGAATACTCAAAACTTACATTTCCTGCCATGATCGAGTACGCCCGGAAGTGCGGGGCGGAGTTTCACGCTTACCACGTTCCCGATCCGAGGTTTAAGTGGATCGGTTATCAGAAGTGGGTTTACCAAGATCTTCGAGACTACAACAAGATCCTTCATGTGGACGCGGACGTTTTGATCCGCGATAGCGCCGAGAACATTTTCGAACTCATGGGCGATGCAGACTTTGCGGGCGTGGATGAACTCGCCTTCCAATGCCCACAAGAGGGGACGAATATTAGTCGAGCGGCCCTGGTCCGTTCGTATGGTGAACGGCGCGGGAATCCTATTACTCCAACGAAATACTATAACGTTGGAATGTTTTGCCTCCGGGGCGCAGCATGGGAGCGCATCGGGCAGGAAGAGACCGAAGAGAATACCGAAACCTACGTCGAGCAAACACATTTAAACTGGATCGTGAACGCCTGGGGCCTTAAGGTTCACGAACTTCCGCCGCAATATAATTTCATGTCTCTTATGGAGCGCCACGGGCTCCCGAAGTCTGGGGCGAAGATGATCCACTACGCCGCGAATTGGTACGGGTATTCCGATGAATGGGTTATGAACGCCATGAGGGCCGACCGTTGAAGATTTTCACCTACGCGCCCTTCCCGACGATCATGGCCGAGGTCGAGATGGCTAAGATCAAAGATCAAGGGCGCGGGGCATGTCTCGAAGGATGGGTAAAGGTTTCGTATCTTGTGAACGCGGAAACTATCGCGAGCATCATCAAGGCCGAAGGCGAAACCGTCATCGGAACGGCATACGAAATATCCCGGGAACTTTTGGACTATCTGATTTTCCTTGACCCGTTCATGGAATTTGTCGATCTGAAATTATCCAACGGAGAGCCCGCCAAGGTTCCGATGCTAAAATCGAAGTTTAGACCACTGGGGGAATCCAATGCCTGATTTTGAAATGACCGCTCTACTGGACGATGCAAGGCGCGATGCCCTGCGCGTGCTCCTCGCTCGCGTCGAGAAGATCCCGGGGTCCGTTGCCGAAGTTGGCGTATACCGTGGGGGGTCGCTTAAGGTTATCGCGGAGGAAGTATCGAACCGGCGCACGATCTACGGCTTTGATACCTTCGAGGGTCTCCCAGAGGCCGGCGTAGGCGAGCACCACAAGAAGGGCGACTTCGCTGATACATCGTATATGGCGCTTAAAGCGATCTTTAAGGATCGCGCCATTCTCATCAAGGGTCTATTCCCCGCGAGCGCCAAAGAGTCAAACCTTGGGCATGAAACTTTCGCCTTCGTTCACCTGGACATGGATTATGGCGATGGGACCAAGGCCGCGCTCGAATGGTTCTATCCGCGCATGTCTCCCGGCGCGATCCTCGCAACCGATGACTACGGGTGGGAAGGTTGCCCGAACATCCGCCCGGTCTTCGATGAATTTGCGATGACTCACGGACTCAAAGTAGAATCCATCGCACCGAAGCAAGCGTATTTTAAAAAATGAGGGGCATGTAATGAGATCCATCAAGGAATGGGCAAAGAGATTGACGGTCTCAGAAATTTACCGCGACATAAAGACCGTCCAGCGCCTAGAATCAAGGGATGCAATATTTAGATGCATTCGGGATATGAGCAAAGACAGATCCGGGGACTGGCATCTGTTATTCTACACGGGCGGAAGGACAACGGAAATGGATCGTGGTTTTGCCATTCCTTTGAGCAATAAAGACGTTGATAATATACGGCAGTTTATCGATATCTTTGATGGGCGTAACGAATCAGAAAAATGAGCGATCAAGAATCCCCGACCGATGCGACCCCGCCGAAGAAGAAGCGCGGGTATCAAGCGGACCGGAAGCCTCAGAAGCCGAGGAAGATTTCTCCCAGGCAAGCAAAATATATCCGGGCCATTACCAAAGGGCTTACCAAAAAAGAAGCCGCACTGGCTGCGGGTTATGGGAAGACCACTCCCGGATGGCAGATCGAAAGGAACATCCAGAACGTCGACCCGACCGCGATCGAGAAGGCGATGGACCGAGCGGGCCTAACCGATGACAAGATCCTAAAGGCATACGTCGACGCCCTGAAAGCCCGCAAGATGGAGCCCACCGGGCAGAACATGCCCCATCGGGAAGTGAAGGATCATATGATCCGCGTGAAGTCGGCGGATTCCCTGATGAAACTTAAGGGCCATTTCATCGAGCGAAAAGATGTTTCGATCAAGGGCGATATCCATCCGATGAACCTCGCCATTCAACAAGCCCTTGACGAATTGGATGATTCCAAAGAATGAAACTCGCCTTAGAGAAGTCATTCTCTCCGAAGCAGATCCAACTCCTAAAGACCGCAAGATCCCTTCCCGATATCACGGCGATCTGGGGAACGTCCGGTAGCGGGAAATCCTATACCGTGAACGTGCTATTTTATTTCCTGATAACTAGCGTCATCGCGCGGGATTCCATATGCCTAATCTCTGCGGTTACTTCGGACACGCTACGCGATAACGTGCTCACCCCGCTAAAGCGGATCGACGCGGGCTATGGGCTTCTCGATATCCCGGAATCTAGTAAGGTCGATCGGTTTATGGTGGTGGGGAAGAATATTGAGATTGTATGCATTGGGGCATACACCGAAGGGGCGGAAGGTCGCGTCCAGGGGAAGAACCTCGCCCTATGGTATTCCGATGAGACCGCCCGACAGCCACAGAGTTTTACCGAAATGGCGCTCGGGCGTTGCCGGGATGGATCTAGCGGGGTGATGAAGGTAACGCCCGCCATATGGACATTCAACGCCGACACGCCTTCCCACTGGATCAAAACAAAGTATCTCGATAACTCGGTCGGGAATTCTGCCATCCGGCAATGGCTCTTCACTTTCGCGGATAACCCCACGGTCGGGAAGGATTACATCGAGGCGCAGAAGACCCGCTATACTGGCGTCTATTACCAGCGGATGATTGAAAATAAATGGGTATCCGCCGAGGGGGCCATCTATAACGAATTCATCCGTGGCGAGCATGTCATCCCCGAGATTCCGAAGCATAGAATCAACCGGTGGATCTTGGGCGTTGATTGGGGGTATGAACACCTTCTAGCGATACTCCTAATCGGTGAAGTGGACGATCGCTATTTCGTCGCGGGAGAGATTGCAGTCAAGCATCAATTGGTCGATCACTCGCTTGCCGAGATGATTAAGGACAAATGGGGCGATTACGATATCGAGATCGCATATGGCGACACGGCGCGACCCGAATACATTGAGACCTTTCAGACCATTACAGGAATCGAAACCGTGGGAGCCGATAAGGAAGTCGCGGAGGGAATCGCTTGCGTCCAGGGGAAATTCAAGAAGCGGGGAGATGGGGAATACGGCCTCCAAATTTGGGAAGGCTGCACCACGACAATTCGGCAACTTGAAAACTACGTGTATTCCAATGGCCGAAGCGGGCTAAAAGATGAGCCCCTAAAAAAAGACGATGATTGCCCCGATGCCTTACGTTATGCTATATACTCAGACATGAGGGTAAAGGGCGTAATGAACTCTCGGAAATCTTTGGGAAGGATAATTATCAGATGAACATTTTAGGCGTCCACGTTCCCTTTACGAAATTCGTCGCCGGGCCTTCCGATACTCCCTCCGGAGTTTCGAGCACAAGTAACCAACCCCCGCACCTAATCGCCCCGAGTCAGTCGGCGGGGAACGTGACTAATCCCGGCGTGCCCGGCGTAACGGGCGACCAAATCGCCAAGGCGAATATCGAGAACGCGCGGATCAATGCAGACGGAGAAGGCGAGCCGGTAAACACCGGGCGCAAGGCCGTTTACGATGGCCCATCGATGGCTCGAAATCCGCTCGGGGGTCCCGACTACCCCTTCGACCAATTCGAAACGATCCTCGACCAAGTGATTGCGGGAGACCTAAACGCCAAGGATCTGCAATCGAACATCCTTGAAAGGAATCTCGACCTCTGGGCAGGGATCGAAGTCCCCTACATGAACCCGGACGAATTCCTCCGGGAGAAGCATAAGACGATCCGCTTCTATGACATTATGCTTCGCGACGATCGCATTAAGTCCGTAACGGAACTGAAAAAACGGATGATCCTTTCCGTTCCGTGCAATATCGTCCCCGCTTCGGATAGCGATGAAGATATTGCGATCGCCGAGGATATCAAGACCCAACTCCACGGTCTCACCCTGGGCGAGGTTCACACCCCGTTAAAAGATATCATGGATAATTTCCTTGACGCCCACTACTACGGGTTTAAGTGTGGTGAAAAAATCTGGGGATACAATAAAAAATCGAAGCGGATCTATTTGAAGTCGATCAAACTGCGTCACTCGATCTTTTTTGATCCGATCTATGACCACTATAAGAACCTGCGGGGCATGTGGATTGGTCGATACTTCGGCGGTCATAAGCAGGTAGTCGGGAAAGCGTTTAGCGAAAAATTTATGCTGTTCACCCATCCATACATCAAGGATGGCAACGCCTACGGCGAGAGCGATCTTCGCGGGATCTTCCCGCAATTCCGGGCCAAGGTGAAGATTTTTAACTTCCGAAATGAACGCCTCGAAGGTTGGGGGAAGCCCATCCCCGTTGCCACCTACGATCGGAAACTCATGGACAGCCGGGAGATTTCAGAACTGGACGAGCAACTTCAACGGTTCCAAAATAAGAAATCGTTTATGATCCCGGGGAACTTCGACAAGGCTTCCGGGAAACTCGTTGGCATTATTCAACTCGACTTCCAAGAGGCCCGCGTTGGCACTGGCGGAAAGGATGACGCCTATAACGCCGCCATCGATCAACTCGACACGCAAATCAGCCGCCATCTATTGGTCCCCGATAAACTCGGGATCACGGAATCGGCCGGCGGATCCTACGCCCTGGGCAAAACGCAATTCGACTGGTTCCTCTCCGTGGTGGAGCGCGAACACGACAAACTCGAAGCCTTGTTTAAGCCCCTGATTAAGCAGATGGTGGATTATAACTACGATGTGAAAGCGTATCCGCGCATGGAATTCGACAACATCACCAACCGGATGGAGGCGAAATTCCTAGAGGTTCTCATCGCTAACAAAGTGGTGGATCCGCGCGAGCATTGGATCCGGCAATTCTCCGGGATCCCGGAATTGTCGAAACAGGAGAAGGAAGAACTAGCATCATCGCCCAGGCCCACGCCCGACAAGGCCGACACGGCTATTACGACGAAGCACGGACACTCCCGCGCCCCCGCATCGTTTAAATCGAAGCGCACTCCTCCCGTGAACTTCAAAGAGATTTCGGAGCATCTTAACTCGACCGAGGATGAATTCCTTACGCTCTACGCGGGGACGTTCAAAGAGATTAAGGATTACCTGATTCGGCAAATCAAGAATAAAAAGATCATCGAAAATAAGGATCTGGAAGCCGCTCGGAATCTGAAGATCAACAAGGGAGACCTGAAGGATCTCATCCAATCGTGCCTTGCGAAACTTTATGTTCTCGGGAAATCCGACTCGATCAAAGAGACCAAGCCCCGCTTTAAGGCCCTAAAGCACAAGGTAGAATTCAAAGTTACCTTCGCGAGCCTTGAAAGCGAAAAGGACTGGCTAAATCGCGACTTCATCAAAAAATACATGTCGCAGCATGATGAATGGGGAACGATCACGGCGGAAGATGCGGAATACTTGAAACAGATTAAGGATATCGCGTTTCAGTCGGCGGGAGATATCGAGGATCGCCTGATTAAAAATATCTTCCAAAAACTAAGCGAGGGCTTCCGTGCTGATCTTGGCGTGGATGCGATCCTTACCGGCATCACCGCCGCGATCCAGCAAGAGGAGGACCGGTATAAGGTGACCACCTTCCGCACCGCATCGTCTACGGCCTACAATGAAGGACGCTCGGCGCTATTCGATAGCCCCGAGATTGCGCCCATGATTGAGGCATACGAGTACAGCGCCATAATCGATGATGCGACCTCCCCGTTCTGCGATGAGCATAATGGTCAGATCATCTTGAAGACGGATCCTATCCTAGCGAGTATCACCCCGCCGAACCATTTCAATGCGGTATTGCCCGATACGAAAGTCATTTGCCTGGAAGGTGAAAAGAATATCCAGGACGTTTGTAAAGGGGATTTCGTTAGGACGCACACCGGGAAATTTCGAAAGGTTTACGATGCAATGATGGAGCATCGCGATGAAGACATCTATACGATTGAGATTGAGAATGGTCAACGTCTGCGCGTTACTCACGATCATCCCGTAATGACATCTTCCGGATGGGTGAATGCCGGAGACCTAAAAGAAGGCATGGAAGTATTTTATTTTGGCAATAAAACCAGAATTTCTTACTGCAAGCATTGCGGGAATGAGATCATGCAGAAGGGGAAAAAGAAAAACAGACTCTATTGCTCGCAATCTTGCATGTCAAAAGCCATGCGGAAGTATGAAAATCAAAAGTGCCTAAAATGCGGGAAGGAACTTATAAGCACCTGGAAGAAACCATACGCGAAGGGGCGAAGATTCTGCAATACCGCTTGCTATTTCTCATACAAAGGGAGAACAAAAATCGAGGAGGTTGTTGCCAAATCCCTTACAAGTCTTGGAGTTGACTTTGTAGAGCAATATAAGATCGGAAAATATTTTGCTGACTTCATGCTCCCCCATCACAATATTGTGATTGAGGCCGATGGGAATTACTGGCATGACAAAAAAGAGCGCATCGGGAAGCCAGAGCGAAGAGATTTATTTCTAGCGTCCCAAGGCTACAGGGTGTATCATCTGGGGCAGGATGCAATTCTTGGGTATAAGTTAGAGCAAGAACTATCTAAAATTCTTGGGGTTAAAAATGAAGCCGATAAAAATAAAATCAATCAATAAAACTCACTACCGCGGCATGGTGCATAACCTTGCTGTGGAGGGTGATGAGACATTTTTTGCGGGGAATATCCTTGTCCACAATTGCAGGTCGATCCTGATTCCCGTCTTCGTGGGCGACGACGAACTCGAAGGCGGTTCATACCAGGACTATAAAAAGGACATGTCCGAATGGGGCGATGGGGTATCCCCCGAGAATAAGTGGCCCGCCGATGGTTTCGGTCGCCCAACTGGTGCTTGATTTACAGCAGAAAAAGGTCTAGAATACCGCCATGCCGTTCCCAAACTTTCACACCGCCCGCCAAAAGGATCCCGACCTCTTCGACCCGGCATACTTCCGAACTAAGGAACTCGCCTACGGGGTCGAAGGCGTCTTCGGGAAGAAGGATGGGATGGCTCCGATGGAGATTCAAACCATCCGTTTCGACAAAACAAAATTCACCCCCGAGCAAGCAAAGGAATGGCTGGACAAGGCCCACTATTCCGCCGAGCAATTCGAACCCGCCGAATACGAAAGGGTAAGCATGAAATCTCCCGACATGGCAGAAATCAAAGACGTTGAAATCCTGGATAAAGGGCTTTGGTCCGGCAACAAGCGTCAAATGGTAACGACCGATGACCTCGATCAAATGATCGCCAACTTCAAAGCCGGCGTGGTGGAGCCCTGGCTAACTCTCGACCATAACGACGCCTACACCGACAAGGTGAAATCATTCCTAAAGGTCGCCTCCCTTGGGTGGGTATCGGATCTTCGGCGCGTCGGCACTAAACTGGTTGCCGACTTTAAGCAGGTGCCCGCGAAGGTCGCGGAATTAATTCAATCTGGAACTCTCAAAAAACGCTCCGTGGAGTTTTTCCCCAAAGGTGTGCCCTATCGCACTAATGGCAAAACCTACGAGAACGTTTTGACGGCGGTTACGTTCTTTGGAGCAGACAAGCCCGCCGTGAATACTTTGAGCGACGATTTCGAAGTCTTAATGCTCGCCCATGGCGGCAAGCGGACGGAGAATGAAGGCGCGATCGTGCTTCAAGACAAAATCCAAAAGGAGGGTAACTTGGCAAAGACCATGTTTACCAAAGAGCACTTGGAAAAAGTGCGGGGCCACCTCGAAGCGGCCAAGTCTTGCATGGAAGAGCATATGCAGGGCGAGCCTACCGATGGCGACAAAGCCCAGGAAGGCGAAGAAGTGAGCATCGCGCAGAAAATCGCGGGGCTCGCTAAAAAACTCGAAGACATGCACAAAGATATCCAAGCCATCGAAGGCGGCGACTCGGCGGAAGGCCGCCCGGACGATCGCGAAGAAGAAGGCGATGGAGAAGGGGAAGAAGTGAAAGACAAAGCGAAATTCAAAGCCATGGAAAGCGAACTCTCCGAACTGCGGAAGTTTAAAGCCGATTCCATGATCGCCGCGAAACAGGCCGAAGCCAAAGAGGCGGAAGACTGGATCGAAGCGCAGATCGCCGAAGGGAAGATCCTCCCGAAGGCGAAGCAGATCAACCTGAAGAACTATATGAGCGCCAAGGCGTCCAGCGCCGATGACCTCGTGGCGTTCAAAGAAGACATCGCCAACCGCCCCTCCGCCGTGGACTTCTCCGAAGTCAACAACATCGAAGGCGCGACCGATAAGCAAAACGCGAAAGGAAAGGTTTCGTTTAAAAACGACATCGAACTCGACGCGGAAATCAAACGCATCATGCAAGTCGAGAAGGTGGACTATATCGAAGCCACTAACATTCTCGCCGCTCGCGTGAACGAGCCCCAGGAGTAACCATGGCTATCGTTACCGAAGTCCCCAAGTTTTCCAAGCGGGCCATCGGGTCTTTCGTTGCGAGCGAAGACCTGCGGGCTTGCCAGTATCGCGCCCTTATGGGCGTCGGTGCCGCTTCCGGGAAAACGCAAGTTGCGCTTAATACCGTAGACGGTGGGCGCATCGTCGGCATCCTTCTCAATCAGCCCAACGTTGGCGAAGTCGCCGAAGTCGCCATTCCCACCTGCGAAACGGGCTGGCTCTCGGCGGGAACCTTCAATTGCAACGTGGCCCTCGCCGCCAACGCCACGGGTTACGCCCGGGCCGCGACTACGAGCGATTACGTCTGCGCCATCGCCAAGGAAGCCTCTCTGGGTGTCAGCCATTTGGTTGCTGTCCAGGTCGAGACTTACAAAATCTAAGGGAGAATGAGACATGCCTACCACTTACAATACGGGCATTAACGGCGGGATTCGGAAAGACCGATTCCTGACTAATTTTGCCACGAAATACAAGGTCCAGGAACGGGTTGCCGATTTCGTCGCGCCGCCCTTCGTGGTTCCCCGCGAAACCGACGTATACGCCCAATTCACCAAGGCCAACCTGCGGATCTATAACGATCTCGTGGCGCGTGGTGAAGAAGCCAAGGAAATCGAACTCGAATACACCGAAGGGACGTATCGGTGCAAAGAGCACGAAATCGGCACTTGGATTTCGAACAAAGACCCATTCAACATGGACGCGAACTGGCAACTGGACAAGCAGAAGACCATGCTCGTCCTGGACGCCCACCGCCTCGCTCGCGAAAATCGCGTGCTCAGCGTGGCGACCAATGCCGCGATCGTTACCCAGAACTCGACGCCCTCGACCAAGTGGGATAACGCCTCGGGCACGCCCGTTAGCGACATCCTTAACGCGATGGCGGTTATCAAAGCGAATTCGACCGTGGTGCCCAACGCCCTGGTCATTTCGCTCGCGACCGCGCTCAAAATGATCCAGACCACCGAGTGGCGGGATTATTTCAAGCGCACCGAAACCGGGTTCCCGAAACTGTTTAACGCCGTGGACGGTCTCCGCTCCCTCGGCCTTGAGCCTCAAATCTCCGGTGCCTTCGGCGTGAACACCGCCCAAGGGACCGCGAGCGACCCGAGCGCCGAAGTGCTCATCGGGAAGAATGCGATCCTCTTCCACCGCGAGCCCAACCCCACGTTGGAAACGCGGACCTTCATGTACTCGCCCTACCTGAAGTGGAACGAGGCCATCATGCGCTACCCGATGCCCTGGAAGCGCGGCTACAAGATCACGGCTCTCTCTCTCATCGATGAACTCCTGGTTGACGCCCAGTGCGCCTACCTGTTCACCGGCGTGATCTCCTAAGGGGATAGCATGGCATATTGCACGGTCGATCAAGTAAAACTTTTATCCAAATTCACGGTCTTTAAGACCAACACGGAAGGCAATCCAACCTTCTCGGATTCAGAGATACAAGCCTTGATCGACCGTGCAGATATCCAGATTCGTTCGGACCTTTCAACGCGCATTGATTTCTCGAAGGTTACGGCGATCGGGGATACCTACCCGACGAACGAACCGATCCAGACGCTATCGATTTTCAAGACAACGGAATTGGCCCTTGTTTCGATGCACGGCGCACAACGAACGGTGCAGCAAATTACGGATGTTCAATACTGGCAAAAGGAATACCAGGAACTCCGCGAAAAACTCTTTGAGGGATCCGTGATTCTCGTTGACGCCAACGGGAATCCCCTATACTGGCCCGGGCAGCGGTTCCGGAATACCGATCGAACGCTTCCGGCTTTCGGCGATACCAAATACGGGGAATACTGCCCGCAGCAGGAAGGGAAGTTTCCGTAATGGCGGAAACTATTGCCTGGCGGGATCTTCCGAAATTCCTAGAGGATAGACTTGGGAATCTGAATACCAAAACGCAAGATTTATTTATGATGCTCGGCGTTTTCGTGGACCGGGAAACGCAGGTAACGTTTGCACGGATTCAACCCTCGGGGACTTCGGATCAAATGGCGGCCAATAGGACGATGTGGAAAGGCTATGATCCGAAGACCCTCCACCCCACGTATAGGGATGGTTCGGGATATCTCGATTTCAAAAAATGGAATCCTCGCACGGGAACAGACGGAAGCAAGGGGCGATATTCCGCCGCGTCTAAACTAAACCAAAAATCCGGCACCTTCCGCAAATCGTTCCGGATGTTGGAACTCAAAAGCGATTCCATGACCTATGGATCCGATCATCCGATCGCGAAAAAATTACTTGAAAACCGCCCCGCGATAAACTATGATGAGACCATGCAGAAGCAGTTTAAGACTTTGACCACGCGGTGGTTCAAAGATAATCTCTTTGGGAAAAAATAATGGCAAACCCGACAACGATGAAGGAACTCATCAAGGCCGTGGGG